TTGTAACAGAATCATTAATAGCACCATTTAAAGCAGTAGTATTATAATGACTTGACCATCTTTCTCCAGTATCGGAAGCACCATCATATCTTTGTGGTGTTACTCCAGCATGAAAACAATGTAATCTGTCGTTAAAATTTACAAACTGCCAATCGCCAGTTGAGTTAGCTACAGTTCTTTTAACATTAGCACCACTACTAGGAAAAGCAGCATCTGTATCAGTAAAATCTACTGTGTATATAGAAGTTCCATAACTAGCAAATATTTTGTTTGTACCTTGATCTTTATGCTCTATTAAAGAGCCAATAGATGTTCCACTAGGTGATACTTTTTGTTTAAATCCTTTTCTAAATGCAATACGACCAGACTCTCTAATAACTACATTCTCTGCTTTAGTTAAAAAAGATGTATCTAACGAAGCAGGATTGCTTTGCGTATTAAGTCCGTTAAGACCTATGTCTGTTAGTGGTTGATATGATATTTGTTTAGCCATTATCTAAAATTAGTTGAAGAATTAGAATATTGATGACTGTGGTTTTCACTTACAAACCAATCCGTTTCATATTGAGTATTACCACTATCTAATATAATAGCTTGTTTAAGTGCTTCATTAGCCTCTTGTGCCATAATACTAGACTGTGTACCACCATCTTCACCACGCTCTGCAATTGCTCTAGCCCAGGCAGCTAATATAACTGGTTTAGGAGGAACTTTTAATACAGTTGTGGCAGTAGTTAATTCGTCTTGATACTTTACAATATCAAATGATAAAGTATGAGCAGTTGTGGGAACTGGTGATAAATCTACTTTTAAATTATTAGATGAATCACTACCATTAAAACCATAGTACAGAGGCTCACCAGTATTGTCTGTAGGGTACTTTATTGAATTAATGTACACTTTGCTTACTTGGTTTAAATGCATGCCTGTATCGTTGTTTATGACATCTATAATTTTAATTTCTTGACCAGAACTTAAATTGTAATTTTTAGTGCCATTAACAGTAGAAATATCAACTGTTTCTCTAAGGTTAAGCCAATCATGTCTTTCTTCTGTGCTTCTTTTAGCATCGTTAACTAATGATCCTATAAGTTTATGATAAGCAGATACATTAGCTGCATCATTAATAACGCCAGACCAATCAGTATCAATAGTATCTTCTCTAAGCCTTATAAGAACTTGATTAATTAACTCTCTATATGTCATAAGCTATCCTTTAATTATATTTCCCCAAACGGAGCATTTACCTTTTACAATATCTATAACTTCTACTTGAAAATTTCCATTATCAAAAAAAGTTACAATTCCAAAAGCATGATTCCAATTATGTAATCTACCTTTAAGCCATGTGTTGTTTTCTGCCGACATATCTTTCAAACAACCCATCGCCCACGAACTAATATTTCCATCTAACAATCTTGTAGCTGAATGTCGTGCCACATCGTGTACATGGCCATACATTAAATTTGTTCCGTAAGCATCTAAATGTTTCTTAGCATGATTACCACCTGTATAAGCACCATGTACAAAAGACAACTTACCGATGGTTAGAACATCATTATACCTACGGTACTCATAACCTCTTTCATCCCATTTACACGCATTTCTAAAATTATACTGATCTAAATAAGGATTCTCTTCTACAAACGCATCAAGCCATTCATCGTGATTACCAGCTAGTATATGACGAGTTTTACATCCAACACTATCTAAATCTTTGTCAAATCTATCTATTTGTTTATTAACTTCCTTAATTTCTTTATCTATCTCTGGAAGCTGGTATTCTAATGGTGGTCTTTTTCTTCGTTTGTACTTATGTCCTGATACAGACTCCCACTCTCCAACATCACCCAGATTAATAAATATCTCTGGTTTAATAAAATCTATCGCCTTTAATACAACCTTGACCGCTTTTTCATCATGTACTGGAAAATGCTGATCAGGTATAACAATCGCTCTTTTCATTTATTACCTACCTTTTGCTAGTTGTGCTCCAAAGTAGAATTCGATTATCATTGTTGCCCATCTAAATATTTCATCAAACTTTAACATCCCTTCTACAGTCACATATTCTACCACATCTGGTGTTAACTGAAAGCCTAATATACTAGCACCCTTTATTACCGTTGGTATAACGGTTGGAACATCCCAAAATACAGGTGCAACTTGAGTAAATATAACCAATGCCAGGATCACCAGTATGATAATTCTTCGGTTCATTGCAGCCATTGGACTCTCTTTAGTTGCCATTTCTCTGGCTTGATTAATAGAATCATTGCGTACTTGTAGATTCTGTATCATCATTTTTTGTTGTTCTTGTGCTGCTTGACTCTTTAGAGCAAACAACTTACCAATAAATCCTAACGCTATTGGTGCTATGTTTGTAAGAAATCCTATCATAATGCTAATCCTATTAAAAGTAGATAACATTCCATTGGTGCTAAATTTGTAATATATCCCATCATAATGCTACCCTTAGTGCCTCTATAATTCCTACTTGCTGAACAACATACCAAATAATTGCTCCATATATTCCCCATTTAATCTGAAGTAATGAGTTGTTAATTTTTTGTATAGCTCTATTAGTTTCATCAACCCTACTAAACAGTTTGCTTATTTGAGTGTCATGTCTGTCTATTATAGTTTCTAATCTTGAAACTCTTATTTCGTAATCCAACATATAACTCCTAGTTTGCTAATGGGTTGTTTAATGCTTCTGTAATCTGCTTGTTCATATCTTCTTTAGTCTTATCTAACTTTATTTCAAATCTATCTAGCTTAGTATCATAGTTAGTAAGTTTAGTGTCTACGGATTGTAACTTTCCATCTACCTTTGACTCTAAATTCCATTGGCTATTTCTTAAATCAGTCATATCTTTTTTTAACTCTATCTTAATTGAATTAGCATGTTCTTCAATTCTTAATACTTCTGAAGAAGTTTTTGCCATTTGTGAACTTATTGCTCCTAAGTCCAAATTTGCGATTCCTTCGACTTTCTGGTACATAAGGAACCCACCGTACAATGAACCAACAATTGTTCCTATAAGGGCAAATGCTCCAACCAAACTAGTGTATGTAAACCTTAAACCACCAATCTTTAGTCTTTTATCTACTAAACCTTCTACCTGTTTAATTTTGTCTTGTAGATCATCCATTAGTTATCAAATTGTAGTGATTTTAACATTTCAATCTCTGCTCGTAGTTTTTCTATTTCTAATCTTCTGCGTTGTAATTCTAATTGGTACAATGTATTACAATTAATTCTTTCTTTTGGAGCATCTAAAGGAATAATAATACGAGCATATAATCCTAAATCTTTAGTCTGCGGATTGTCTAAATCTTTTTTACCTAATCCAAAAGGTGCAATTGCATTATTAATAGTACCAATTACTCCAAATTCAAAATTTGTTGAACCACCAATACTATTCTTACAATCTAAATCGCCAGCCTTAATACTATCTGATCCCATTCCTGTACTGGCACTTGGTAAAGATAAACTTACTGAACTACTATCTGCCATTACTTGTGTGCAAAAAAGGGCGTAGCACAACATATACCTGAACCACTTCATTTAAACCTCGAACATATCTTAGAAGATACCATCATACTATCTCCCCTCAGTTTTGAAGTAGAGCATATATACTCAGCTTCATCTACATAACTAGAATTAATATAAACTTTAAACTTTACATGACTTAAATATTTTAAATTTAAAATTTTGTAGCTAGTTACAAAAGGTACTGGTTTCCATTCTTCATCAAAAATACCAATCTCATACCACTCAACATCTGATCTTCTATTAAACATTTCCATCGTTGTACTTTCCACACCTTCAATATATGATACCTTCCACTTAGGGTAGGTAGGTGTCATCTCATGTGCTAGTACATTACTACAAAGTAATACACTAAGTATTATTGAGCGATACATTCAGCTAATACTACTGCCTTATAAGAACCACCAGGAAATGGCTTTTGTTGTCCACCACCATAAGTTGCTGCTGAAGAAATATCAAACCAAGTTGTACCTGCAACTGTAAGAGCATACTGCCTCATTGATCCTGCAACAGTAGAGGCTGCTTGATATCCACTCATGTCAGAAGAAGATGTTTGTACAGCAGTAACAGCACCTGTCCAAGCTACCGTATCACCCAAGCTAGGGCTTGAACTAAAAGAAGTAGGATAACTTACTTGTGCGTAATAAGAGTTAGCTAATGACACATCAACACGAACAATAGGCTTTTGTCCACCATCAGCAGCAGTAGTATTTAAAGTGTACGCATTTGGGTTTCCATAAGCACCTACAGTATCTGTATTAATAATACATCTAGATTGTACTGTGCCTGTAATATCAATATTTTCTGCTTGTACTTTACTTGAAAATAATGAACACCCTGTTAGTCCAAGTATTAAGCCTACGGTAATTAGTTTTTTCATTTGTACTGCTCCTCTATCATTTGATTCATTAAATTATCTTGTCCTAAACTTTTAAACGCATTTCTGTTGTCAACTATAGTTCCACCTTGTAACGGGGCAGAATCTTTATATGATCCTCCAGAAATATTTGCTACATAATAATTATTTAAATTTGTAGCTATATTCATTGACCTTACAACACTTCCTTGAGTAAATCCATTTGCTATTGTCAAAGCATTTGTAGATGAGGCTAATGCTATTTCCAAGCGTAAGGAATCCTCTTCCTCTTCGGATTTGGATTTTTCTTCTTCTTCTTTATCATATAATTCATTATTTGTTTCCTTAGTAGCATCATTAACAATTTCATCTTCTAATACATTGTATATTTTAACTTCTGGTATTACTGGTATAGGTTGTACATATCCAGCACAACTAGGATCATTTTGAGGATTAAAACAATCATCATAACGATACATATAAACTACATTTGCATCTTCTACAGTGCCTGTACCTGTTGTAGCTATTTCACCTTTACCAAACTTTGCAATAGGTATGTAAGGTAAAGGTATAACTTTCCTAATTCTTATCCCATGCTTGCCTGACCAATCTTCTGTATCTTGCCAAACATAACCGCCATCTACATCTTTGTTCTGTACTGTAACTGTAAAATTATCTTCTAATTCTTTAACTGTTGTGTACTGATATATAACACCACTTACATCTAACCCATCTTGAACTGTTACTCCAAGAACACTACTGGACATATCCCAAGAACTACCCCATAAAGCTGCATTACCTGTATATCCGTAGGTAAAATCAGAAGAGTAAGACTGCCCCTGCAACAGCACCGATAATATTAAAAGCCTTATTACGTTTTTGCTCTGCGGTAAGTTCATTTTCTCCTTCTGGCATTGGTACTAAATCTTGTCTTACTTCCCAGGCTGCTTTAGCTTCATTGCCTATTAATCCATCTATAGGGCAAGGCGTTCCAGCATCCATCATTGCTTGCCATACATCAGGATCTTGACACATAACACTAACTGCTGCTACTTTCATTCCAAATGTATATAGTTTACTGGCTTTCTTTAATCTTAAACAATTTGCTTCTGTGTAAGTTGCACCTAAACTAAGTGAAAGAACTTGTGTACCCATAGCACCACTAGAAGAAATTGTACATAAATCTGAATTACTACCACCAATGTTTGTGCTAATAGCACTAGGTGGTGGTGACTTAACTGTTGTAACCTGCGTACCAGTTGTTGTTACATTATTAGTTGAGTCGGTAACTATAGGGTCTGCTGCGTTAGCCAAACCCACAAGAAATACTGTTACTATAAGCCCAGCTATTAAGTTGTTTCTAAACCTTATGCTCACTAGGCAGCTTCTAAAGACACGCTGAGTGCAT